CTAACCCTTTTGAAACTATAGAAACAATTATTGACTATAATCAAATATCTAGAACTTTAAAATTATATTGGCATAAGAATTTGGTTTTAACTACTGGAACATCTTATTTAATAAGATTGGTTAATTTTCTTGACGCAGCCAATGAAACTATATCTGAAGAGCAGATATTGTTTGAATGGCAAGGAGACAGCGCAACTCCGTCTTCCTTTTCTTCCGTAAGAGCTCCAGAAGTTGGAGAAGTTTTAGTAGAAGATAAATCAATAAGAACAGACGCGTTTACAAGTGTCCAAATCCTTGCAAAAAACCCTGATTTTTATATTTCAGAGGTAGTTCCAGCAAATGGTGATTTTTATTTAGAGAATGATTATAATTATGGAAGAGTAAAAATTATATTTAATTCTCGTCCAGCTTCAAACTTTTTAAATAACACTTATTTTAAAGCTCAAAGAAAAAAGATACAAAGGACTCCATCTAGGTGGGAGAATATATCCACAAGAGTACAGATGCATTCTTGGAAAGCAGAAGTGTACATAGATTTCCCTTCATTAACAGATGCGACTCCTGCTTATTACACTGAAGATAAAGAGTACTTTGAGAGTGGGTATAAATACAGAATTATCGTCTCAAAAGATGTTGGAATCTAATGGCAAATTTTGTTTACACAAAAGCAAAAGAATCTCTTTTAAGAGGAGAAATAAATGCAAGCTCTTCAAACTATAGAGTTGCATTAATTAATGCTGATAACTATACCCCAAATATTTCTAGTGATCAATACTTTTCTCAAATACCATCAAATGCAGTAGTAGCTGTTTCAGGAAATGTGCAGAACATTACTAGTTCTAATGGAATTTTAGACGGAGACGATGTGACTATCTCACATGATGGAACAGCATTTGATTCCATAGTTTTATATCAAGTTGGATCATCTAATTCTAATTCTAGACTGTTTTTTTATATAGATAATTCTCCAGGCTTACCTTTTGAAGGTAGTAATTCTTCATTATCAGTTACTATAACTTGGAGTGATACAGCTAGTAAGATATTGGCTCTGTAAGGATAAAAATGGCTACACAATACCCATCTGGATTAGACAATTTTACAAATCCAACAGCTACAGACAGACTCGATTCAAATACAGTACCACACCACCTACAGCATGCGAATTTAAACGATGCAGTAGAAGCACTGCAAACAGTAATTGGTTTAAATCCTGCTGGGTCACATTTAACTTTAAAAGATAGAATTATCAGTGCAGAAACATTAATTACTGGACAATCGGTTTTAAATGGATTAACTGATGTTACTATAAACTCGGTAGCTACAGGTCAAGTCTTGCGTTATAACGGCTCTGCTTGGGTTAACTATGCAGAAGAAAATTTAGTTGATGGAGGAAGCTTTTAAAAATGGCAAACACGATTAGAATTAAAAGAAGGGCTGGCGGAGGTTCGTCAGGAGCACCATCATCGCTTGAAAATGCCGAATTAGCATTTACAGAGGTTGATGACGTACTTTACTATGGTAAGGGCACAGGTGGTGCAGGTGGCACAGCTACATCGGTTATTGCCATTGGTGGTTCTGGTGCGTTTGCAACTCTTACAACTGAGCAGACATTAACTGGTAATAAAACTTTTACTGGAACAGTAGCTGTTCCTACACCAAGTGCAAATACTCATGCGACTACAAAGCTTTATGTAGATAATCTTGTAGCAAATATAAATTCTAATATTTCTAATGTTGCCACTTCATTTACGGTTGCTGGAGACAGTGGATCAAATCAAACAATTACTTCTGGAATTGACACTTTGACAATTTCTGGTGGGACTGGTTTATCTTCAGTAGCAAGTTCAACAGATACTATCACAATAAATCTAGACAGTACAGCAGTAACAGCTGGTTCATATGGAGCAGCTAATTCAGTTGCAACCTTTACTGTAGATGCACAAGGACGTTTAACAGCAGCCGGTAGCACAACTATTAATATAAATGCAGGACAGATTACAGGCTTTACTGAAGACGCTCAAGATGCAGCTGCAGCACTACTTACAAATGCAACACATTCTGGAGTATCAGTAAATTATGATGACGCTAACTCTAAGCTTGCAATAACAAATCTTGGCGTTACTGCATTGACAGGAACTTCTGGTGAAGTGGTTGTTTCAGCTTCTAACGGATCTGTAACAGTTGGTCTTGCAAGCGATGTAACAGTTTCAAATAATTTAACAGTAGGCGGAAACCTTACTGTTAACGGAACACTCACTGCAATTAATTCAACAACAGTTACTGTTGACGATAAAAACATTGAGTTAGCCAGTACTGCTTCCCCATCGGACACAACAGCCGATGGGGCTGGCTTAACTGTCAAGGGTACAACTGACAAAACATTCAACTGGGTTAATGCAAGCGATGCATGGACATCATCAGAATATATGGACCTTGCATCTGGAAAAGCTTATATGGTCAATGGAGCAGTTGTATTATCAAATACAACATTAGGTTCATCAGTTGTTAACTCATCTCTTACATCTTTGGGGACAGTTACAACTGGCACTTGGAATGCAGGAACTATTGCAATAGCCTATGGTGGGACAGGCGCAACAACAGCATCTAACGCTAGAGTTAACCTAGGTCTTGAAATAGGCGTTGACGTTCAAGGATATGACCCAGAACTTGCAGCATTAGCTGGCCTTACATCAGCTGCTGATAAACTCCCATACTTTACAGGAGCAAACACAGCATCACTTACCACACTTACAGCTTTTGGTAGATCATTGATAGATGATGTAGATGCGGCTGCTGGAAGAACTACCCTTGGTCTTGGAACAATAGCCACACAAAATGCAAATAGCGTGAGTATAAGCGGAGGATCTATCACTAACTTAACCACTTTTGATGGTGTAACAATAGATGGTGGAACCTTCTAAGTAAAAGAAAGGTTTTACAGTGGCATTACCTAGCATTACCGATGGCCAAATAGCACTAGACCCAGTTAATAGAATATTTTACTATCTTGATAGTGATGGCAATCTAGTTAATTCATCATTGAATTTATTACAAGAATCTAATTTAATCACAACTGATGATAATTTTACAGTTCTTGGCAATACAACAACTATTGAATCTACAGTAACAACTATAAAAGATCCAATAATAACGTTGGGTGGAAAAACCGCACCAACTCTTGATGACAATAAAGATCGTGGTATTGAATTCCGTTGGCATAATGGAACATCTGCAAAAATAGGTTTTTTTGGATTTGATGATTCATCAGGAAAATTTACATTCATACCAGATGCAACAAATACCTCTGAAGTATTTTCTGGAACGATTGGCGAACTAGCTGCAAAAATAGACTGGGATAATATTCTTAATAAACCAAGTATTGTTAATACAATAGTTGGAACTATTAACGAAGTTGACGTCAGTGCTGCAAGCGGTAATATTGTCATAAGTCTTCCATCTACAGTAGCCATTAACATTAGTGGAACAGCTGCTGGTTGGACAACTCCAAGAAAAATAACTTTAGCTGGAGATCTTGAAGGAAATGTTATTATTGACGGTGGGTCAAACGTAACTCTAACAGCAAATGTGATTGCTAACTCTGTTCAACTTGGGACAGATACAGCAGGTGATTATGTCGCAAATTTAACATCCGGAACTGGCATAACAATAACTAATGGCACTGGTGAACAATCTCAACCGACAATAGGCGTTACCCCAAACACTTATGACGCTTATGGAGCAGCAGCAGCAGCAGAATCAAATGCAGCAACAGACGCATCGACAAAAGCTGCTACAGCATACAGTAACGCAACAACCTACACCAATAACCAATTGTCTTTATTTGAAGTTGATGATTTAGCAGATGTTACAATAAATACATCTATAGCTAATAGCTACCTTAAATTTAATGGAACTGCATGGATCAATGACTTAGTTGATCTATCGACAGACACTACAGGAAACTATGTTCAATCTTTAGTTGCTGGAACAGGAATTACAATATCTAATAATTCTGGGGAAGGTTCAACGCCAACAATTACTGCCAATCTTTCTTTAGATAATTTAAATGATGTTGATGTATCCCTAGTTGGTAATGGACAATTATTAGCATTTGATGGCAATACAAATACATGGGTAGCCAAATCTGCATTAGATTTAACAATTCCAACTGGTGTTCAATATACAGAAGTAGTTGGAAATGGAACAGATGTTGAATTTACAGTAACACACGGCCTTACAACAGATGAACCATTTGTAGTTGTAATGAAAAAAAATACAAGCAATAACTTTGAAGTCGTCAATGCTTTATGGGAAGTTTCTAGTAATACTCAGGTAAAAGTTTATTTTGAAACACCTCCTGCGGCGGGAGATGCAAAAGTATTAGTTTTTGGTGACGTCTCTACCGCCTCTATAGTTATATCGTCTCTTGACCAACTACCAGACGTAATAACGGGTAGTGCTTCGGCAGGAGATGTTTTATACAGAGATGGTGGCTACTGGGTAGCTCATGCACTTTATCTCAATGATATGGCTGATGTTCAGGGAACTAACTCAGCTATAGCTAATCAATTCTTAAAATATAATGGTTCAGCTTGGGTTGGATCAACTATAAATGAAATCCAAAATATTTCAGACATAGCAGATGTAACTGTAACCTCACCAGCAAATGGTGAAATGCTAATGTATAACGGTTCTGCTTGGGTAAATTCAACTCTTCCAACTAGTGAGCCAACCGGAATTGAAAATAAAGCTGATTCTACGATTAGTCTTTCTGGAAGAGTATTTACAATTGCACCAGTATCTGGATCTTACACAGTTTGGTGCAAAGGTAAGAGATATGTTAAGACAACATCATCATCAGTAACGATAACTGACCAATCTGGTTTGCACTATATTTACTTCAGTAACACAGGTGCTTTAACAAGTAAGTTTAATACATTTTTTGATTTTGAAAACGAAGCACCAGTAGCTTATGTTTATTGGAACAGCGGTGGAAACACCCACCACTTCTTTGCAGATGAGCGTCATGGAATAGTCCTTGATTGGGCTACGCATGAATATCTTCACAGAACACGTGGAGCTGCTATTGCTAATGGTTTTGGTATTGCGGCCACAACTGGAGGAGATGGCACAAGTAATACCCATGCTCAAGTTTCATTAGCTGGTGGAACATTTTTTGATGAAGATTTAGAAGTAGAAATTATAGATTCTGCTACTCCAGCATCAAATACTTGGCAACAAACACTTAGTCCAGTAGCTCAAATACCAATGTTTTACAGATCAGGTTCTGCTTGGGTAAAAGACGCAGCAACAGATTATCCACTTAAGCACAACGGTGGAAGAGCTATGTATAACCTTAACACTGCAGGAACTTGGTCTACACCAGAAATATCAAATAATAGATGGGGTATTTCTTGGATAGTTGCAACAAATAATTTAAATGAACCAATCATAGCAATTCTTGGTCAAGAAAATTACACTGCTACAAATTTAGCAGAAGACGCTGTATGGGAAGATCTTGACTTAACAGGTTTTCCAATCTATGAGTTTAGACCTTTGCATAAAATTATTTATTACACATCAAACACTTATACCAACGATCCCCAGGCTGCTATAACATCAGTTTGGGATTTAAGAAGAGTATTATCAACTACAGGTGCCATACCTTCAACTCCAATATCTGACCATGGTTCAATGACTGGGCTTGGAGATGATGACCATACACAGTATTTTAATTCTACAAGACACGACGCACACGATCACTCATCAGTATTAAATTCAGCTGTTCTTGCAGATCTTGGAGACGTTGCAAGTAATGCTCCAAGCACTGGGCAGTTCTTGAAGTGGAATGGTACAGCTTGGATTCCAGATTCTATACCAACAATTAATAATCTTGATGATGTTGGTGACGTTAGTGCAACAGGTGCAGCAACTGGAAGTATTTTAGTTTACAATGGTTCTGCTTGGGTAAGTACAATAGACCCTACAGTTGGTGGCAATTTAACAGTTACTGGAAATCTTGTAGTAAATGGTAACACTGTAACAATAAATACAGAAACTATTACTGTTGAAGATAAAACAATTGAATTAGGCACTGCTGTTAGCCCAAGTAATACAACTGCAGATGGAGCTGGAATAGTTGTTCCAGATGGATCAGCAAACAAATCTTTCACTTGGTCAAATACAACTTCTGCATGGTCATCTTCTGAAAGTTTGAACCTTGCTAGCGGAAAAGTAATTAAAATTGCTGGTACACAAGTGCTTTCTGCAACAAATTATACTGGAGAAGCAGCTACAGTAGCAGCAAACTCCGTAACCGCAACAATCCTACAAGAAGGTGTTCCAAGAGCTGGTTTTAGATCTCAAATAGCAACTGTAAACACGAGTCCATATGTGCTACAATTGTCAGATCTAGCTAAGTTAATTAAAGTAGATTCTAGCACTGGAACAACTTTGACAGTGCCTACCGAAGCTAACGTAGCTTTTACAACTGGAGATAGAATTGACGTTACAAGATATGGAACAGGAACAGTGACCTTTGCATCTCAGGCTGGGGTTAGTTTGCGTTCAACTCCAGGACTAAATTTAAGAGCACAATATTCAACCGCAACACTAACAAAGATAGGGACTAACGAGTGGTTAATAACTGGTGATTTGGCGGCATAAAATGACAATTCAAAGACGGAACTTCATCTGGTTCAGCTAAAAAAGCTAAGCCTACAATAGCTGCACGGAACGGCTTCCAGTACTGCTAATACAACAATAACAAGTGCAGGATTTGTCGTTGGAACAGTAACTAGTGAATCTACAACAGATTCAGCACAATTAAATACAGTTAAAACAGCCTTAACAGACACAAGTGTTGCTCCCCTTGGAACAAGCATACCGTACACACAACACGCACCATTTTTTCCTCCATATTTTCCTCCGTATTTCCCACCTTACTTCCCTCCTTATTTTCCTCCTTATTTCCCACCAGACTTTACTGTCTATTGTTCAAGCTGTGTGGCAAGTAGCACTGGCGCAGCTGCAGCTGCAGAGTGTGCTGCAGCTGCAGGAGGAAGTGGCGGCTGCTTTGGTTGGTATCAATTCTATACTTGTGCACCAGCGGGCTGCACTGGTTGCAACTGTCCACCCGTGCTGCTATACTGTACTGGACCAGCCTGTCCATAATTTAATTATAATAGGAGTATTATGAGCAACACACCAGCACCACCACCAAATCCATTTGAATCACCAGATGAGTATGAATTTTTTGTTTTTGTTGTTGATGGAGAGGTGGCATTAAAGATACCAGTTCATAGTCAGGTTGAGCAAATGATAGCTGCACTATCATCAGATCCTAAAGTAGTAAAGCTATCTACAAATGATAAACTCTTAGTAAGAGAGGGTTGGACATATGACGGAGCGGAATTTATCCAACCATAGTTTTATGACAAACGCTTGGCAAGAATATAAGAAAAAATTAGGATCTACACGCCCGTGGGATGTTTTCAATCCTTCTGCAGAAACTACAACAGAAGAAGACGCATCAAAAAGATATGCAGTTTGCCTTGAATGCCCAAGACTAATTCCTGTTACCAAACAGTGCAAAGAGTGTGGATGCGTAATGCCACTAAAGGTTAAATTAAAAAACGCAGAGTGTCCACTTAAAAAGTGGTAATATTTTGTGGCTTCCATTTTTGTACAAATTCCCGCATATCATGATCTTGAATTAGAAAGAACACTTAATAGTATTTTTTCCAATTGTTCAGGTAATAATATATTAAATGTAGGTATACATTTTAATTATTATAAAAATTTACCATATGAAATAGAAAAAACCCTGCAGAATAAATATAAAAACGGACAGGTAAAAAGTTTAATTAGCAAAGCTCCAATCAACCTAGGAATGCAAAAAGCCCGTTATTTGGCCAATTCTTTTTATGATGGTGAAGATTTTTATTTTCAAACAGACTCCCATATGTTATTTAGAAAAAATTGGGATTCTATTTTAATAGATGATTATAATCATTTAACTTCTCTATATAAATCTAAACTTGCAATAAGTTCTTATTGTCATGGATATTCTAATGATCCAAAAAAAGAATATAGCTGGAAAAATCAATTAATAGAAAGTTATACTAAACCAAATTTAAATGAAATTAATTCAATTGGAAATAAAATAGGTTTTATATTTAAAATAAAAGAAAATAAATGTAATTTTAATAATTTAACAGACAATCCGCACAACTGCGTATCTGGACACTTTATTTTCTCAACTGGAGATATGTACAAGCTATATAAGGAAATACCAAACCTAAGTGCAGGGGAAGAAGCTTTGATGTCCATGAGATTGATCTCAAGTGGTTTTAATGTAGTCACACAATTAACAGAGACCGCAAAACACCTGCTTCCACACCCATACATTGAATCAGAAGACGGTAAAAACTCTTTAAAAAGTAAAGAATATGAAACAATGATTTTAGAACACCCAAGAAGAATTTCTCGCATAGATTTTGCAGAACTAGACGTGAATGCCTTTGACTGGGATGAAGTGGTAAATGAGCTTTTGGGCTTATCTCAATCCCACAATATCCTCTTCAATAGAATGACCTTAACTGATTATCTTGAAATATGTTCATTAGAATTTGAAAAAATAAGCGGTTTTAAGATACAATTGGGTTTATAGTCAATTAAAAATTAAAAAGCAGAATGTGATTACAAAAATCAATTTTTATATTACTATAAAAATGATTATAACAGCTTAATTCTTAAATAAGGAGCTACAATGTCTTTTAGCGGTTCAATTTTTGCGGTCAATAATACACTTCTCCTCAAGAGATCAGATGAAGCAAACAACGCCCCAAGCTCTCTGCAATTAGGTGAACTTGCTATAAACGTAGCTGATGGAAAACTTTTTTATAAAAACAGCACTGCAAATGCAGTAATCCGGAATTAATTTAATTTCAAATGTTGTCGGCACCGCTAATCAAATTAGCGTAACTGCTAACGCAACATCGGGTGTTTATACACTGGCTTTGCCAGCTACTGTAAACACAGGTAATTTAAATGCCAATACCCTGACCGTTAATGGTGTCGCAATAGATCCAGCTGGAGCAACATCGGATCAAGTGCTCAAATTTGATGGAACAAAATTTGTTCCAGCAGCTGATACCGCAGGCTTAGCTGGAACTGTATATACAACAACAATTGGTGATGGCTCTGCAACAAATTATACAATTACACACTCTCTTGGAACTAGGGATGTTGTAGTTGTTGCGCGCAATGCTGCTAGCCCATATGAAGTTATTGATGTCCGTTGGGAAGCAACAACAACTGGAACAGTAAAATTAGATTTTTCTTCTGCTCCATCATCTAATTCAGTTAGAGTCGGTGTGTATGCAGCAGTAGCTGGATCAACGATTACAATCGGATCAATTGATGATCTTGGCGATGTTAGTCTTTCTTCTCCAGCAAATGGAGACTTCCTTCGTTATAATGGATCAGCTTGGATCAACGACGCAGTAAATCTTTCAACAGATACTATTGGTTCATATGTTGAGTCACTTGTTGCCGGTACTGGAATTACTTTGGCTAATAACAGTGGAGAAGGTTCGACTCCAACAATTTCAGTAACAACAAATACATATGACGCTTATGGCTCAGCTTCAAC